TCCTCCAACAAGCTTGTCGGCGGGGTAATCTATTTCCTTTTCATCGTCGTATTTTGGCTCGTCCCGGTGACGATATGTGGCTACATCAAGATCAAGCTGCTTTGCTATTTTTTTGACAGTCAGAGATGTTTTCGGCTGAACGCCCGATTCGTTCCACACAACGATGGCACGGGTTTCTGGGTGATATTCCCCAACCACTACATCTGGTGAAATTTCTGACATTCGGATAAGAAATTCATGAACGTCTCCTGCTGCTAGTGGTCCCCAACTCTTATGTTTGCTTTCGGGGTCTAGTCCGGGGTGGTTCTTGACATGTTTTTTGATACGAGAATTTAACGACTGAATCTTGCTATCATCGTCCAAAAGAAAGAGTTTATCCTTGTAGGCTAAAAAGTACAGTTGGGAACCATCATCTTTCTTTGAAAGATTGATAACTTTCAGTTCACTCAACACATTACGTTTCTTTTTCATACTAATACCGAATGTCAGAGGAAGACGAGTCAAACCTCTGTTCCGGTGAAATTAGTTGTTCTTTGTCGTCATACGTTGCTACATCTGCAAGCTTCAAGTTCTTTTCATCAAAGACAACTAAGGATGGAAAGATTCCATGCTTGCTATCAAAATCTGGCAAAACTATGGCATCATATCCTTCATGATGTGCGGTTGCTTGAATGTCCATCCATCGTTCACTGGACCAATCACCTTCGTAATCAAACATCCGTCCGCCTTCAAGAACATGCCATGCATCTACTTCTTCTCCGGTTTCTCGGTCTATCCATTCATCAAATGATTCTCCCCACTTTTGAACCCATCGCATATTGTCCAATGAATCCTTTGTCAAGTCCAAGACCTTGGGAGCTTTAACATAAAACAAACGAGGTTCTCCCTTGTATCTATCTCCCGCATAGATAGCTGCAACTTCCCTCAAGGGCGTCGTAAAGACACCATATTCTCGTCTTTCTTTGCGAGTATAAGAATAAATATGTCCAGAATCGGTGTCCCCACGATAAGTTTGTATCGTGTATCCTTTTGCATGGGCGAGTTTCTTGATCAAACTCGGAGTCATTCCCATGTCATTCTCTACAAGAAGTTGTTTTAGCTTGATCATAGGAGAATAAGCTTTTCTATATCAATATTGGATTGATTTTCTCCCATAGTGATGTATTGCAAAGAAATCATGGATTAGTACGTGTAGCGGGTATCCACCAGATAAGGAAGTTTAAGGGCTTGAAGGGCGATTTCTACTTCCTTGAGACATTCATTGACCGCTCCACCAGTCAACACAATGTTACGAAACCGTTTTAGATAGTTCATCAAATCTGGAATGTGAACACAGTCATCCGCCGCTTTAAGCAACGCATAAACCTCTGTTCGGTCAAGACGACGATATTCACGAAGATATTTTGCCCACATTTCACGAGTCATATCACGAGAATCATGGACGTTATTTTCATACATGAAACGAACAAAGTTGGCTACGGCTGATTCATCTATTTGTTTATCCATGCAATAGCGAAAAAATGCATACCCCTTGTCATAGAATGCAGCCCGCTCAATAACATTCGATTCCACCCCATTGCCCATAAGCCATTCTTTGTATTCCGCTTCGGGAATCATTCCCAAAGTTTGTTCTCCATTGTACAAAAATATGAGATTGTGAATATCTTCGCTGTTTTCATTGAGAAACGTGGCAAAAGAGTCCATTGAGAATCCCATGCCATTAGCATATTCGGGTTGAATATCGACCGAGATATAGGTCTTACCTACCACAGACATTTCGGTTAGTATAGACCTGAGTTTCATCATAGGAATTTTTTGGCGATCTCTAATGCCGCTTCACGAGTAATGTTTGGGTTTTCAAACCAAGCATCTGTGATGGCGGACAATACTTCACCAATTTTTGGACCCTTGCGAATGCCCAAAGCAATAAGGTCGTTGCCATTGACAGGCAACGATGGCTTCGTGACCTGAACATCCAAGGCTTGAAGACGTTGGCGGACCTTTTCAATCTGATTGGGCATAGCTGATGCATTAGCATGAGCAATGTTATCAGCATGAATAACGTCCAATATATTCTCCAAGTTGTTGCCAAGGTCAATCTTGAACTTACGAAGGGCTTTGTCCGACAGCTTAACAGCGTCGTCACCACCTTGCTTGAGTCTCATGTGATTGGCAACGCCCGCCTTGACTGCTTCAATGATGTCAAGTGGGTATTTCAATTCACGAAGAATTCGTTCAACGATTTCAACCCCGACATCTTCATGCCCATAGAAATGAACGCCCGTAGGAGACTCCGAACGAGTTGCAACCTTTCCAATGTCGTGAAATAATGCCATGAGCCGTTGAACAAGTTCTGGCTTGGTCTTCTTCAGAACTTCCAACGTGTGATCAAATACGTCATGAACGTGATGAACGTTCTGTGTCATACCAACCGCCTGTTGAAGTTCCTTGGCAACGTATGGAAGAAGTCCCGTATCCTTGAGCATACGGATTCCACGAGCAGGATCACGGCTGACGAGAATTTTGTTCAGTTCGTCACGGATGCGTTCCTTGGAAGTATTGCCAAGGCGATGTAGATTCCGCTTGATTCCCGCAATGACTTCAGGAGTCAAGTCCCATCCGTATTGCGTAGCAAAGCGGATCACACGGAACATGCGGAGAGCATCGTCTGTGTAGATCAAGTCGGGGTCAATCGGTGTGCGGATTAACTTGTTTTTAATGTCCTCAACGCCACCTACGGGATCAAATAGTTGTCCAGTGCTAATATCCTTGTAGATGGCGTTGATGGTAAGATCACGACGCATTGCGTCACCCTTCAAGTCAGTGTATTGAACGTCTGGCTTGCGAGAGTTTGGGTCATTGTACTGTTCGGAACGAGGCATCACGGCTTCCAAATCTTCGCCGGTGAAATCCATTCCTTTGTATTGAACTCCGTCCAACGATACCTTGGCGGTTCCGAAACGAGGAAATGTAACGGGGTTGCTGCCTTCCTTATAGATGCCAAGTTTCTTGGCAAACCACACGGCAAATTCGATGCCGCCCTGTTGCTTATCAACAACAACGTCTAAGTCCTTTGGCGTCTTGCCCATGATTTCATCACGTACAAAACCACCAACGGCAAAAACTTTACCTGCCCATTCTGTTCCTTGGATTGTATCTCTGAGGAACGCTTCTATGTTCTTTGCGTTTGCACCTTCCATAAGTCGTAACTGTTTGTTTTCTTCGAGATACTTCATTATCTTATAGTAGTCTTCCATTGACCTGTGAGCTTCAACATGATAGCCCTTGTTGATAAGATAATTCGTAACTTCGTTTTTTGATTCTTCGTCGGGAGGATAATGATGCCAAAAGACAAGCCCTTTGCTCTGGTAATACCCCCATCGGTTGTATCCCATATCACGAGTATGTCCTGCGGAGTTTGCTTTTGCAACGATTCGTCCGTTGCCCCAAATTCCGCCGAACACCACATCATCATCAAAAATCTCTTGATTCTCGGTCAAGTTATAGCGTCTCAGTTGTGACTGCCACGTCAAGTCCGTTCCCTTTGCGGGTTCATCAAGCTTAGAGAGCCATACTCTACTCCATTCTTTGGATTTGTCAACATCAAATCCACTGTAATCATCCTTGACCCACAACCACTTATGATGCCAAATGCTATTTGATTCGCCACGTTTCGGAGGAAATCGTCCATCCAATGAGACCACGATGTATTCTCCAACATGCGGCTCTCGTGCCGAATCAAAATCGGGTGCTTCATCAAAACGAACTGTTTTCGCCTTGACATCCCACATCAAGGTGTTGTAATTGAACTCTGGATTGGACTTGGTGATGATGCCCAATGCTTTGTTCAAGGTTCCTTTTGGGATGACTTGATCGGCATACAGCTTGTGAATGTAAATTGAATGCCCGACTTGCTTGCCAACATTGTTATGATAACGACGAATCGCCGACCCACGACGAGTCTTCATCACAGTTTCGGCGAACAGTTGTTTCAACTTAATCATACAAGTCTGACTCGGTATTGATTGGCAAGTCGTTCAATGACGTGTTTGGCAAACGCCATTCCAGACGTAGTGTAACTTCCTACATCAAGGGTTCCTCCATTGGCTTTTACCATTCGTATGAAGTGCTCCAAAAGAGATGTAGCATGTCCTTGATTTCGGTCATCTTCGTTCGGTGTCTGAATCATATACAAATGGAACGTCCTAGAATTTGGGTCATGACCAAAAGACAAGTAAGAATGTGGGGCTGACCATTTGTAGCCATAAACACCAAAATCAATCAATCCTTGTGGTTCAATCTTGATTCCTTGAGGGCTTCCCGACAGTGCCTCTTCCATTCTCAAATACTTGTTAAAGAACGCTTTGTTTCTAGCCAATTCCTTGTTGCCTGCAAATCGCTTGTATTCCTTACCTGCGGTCTCCCAATCTTTATCAACGACCGCACGAACGAATTTTGGGAACCCTTGAATGTTTCCAAGGTTAAACGCATAGTCCGTTAGAATCTCTTCTTGTTTTGTGTCCAGTGGAACTTTCACACCAAACATCTGTTCGATGTCTTTGTAAACCTGTCGCTTGGCATGTTCCAAGTCTGACAACAACATTCGTTCTACTGTCCTGTCCGACAATCCAGATTTCAGCCGTTTTAGTTCTGCCTTGTCTTTGATCTTGTGACCGTATCCAATTGTGGGTTTACCCCCTTCTGCGGAAGCATGTGGATACCAAACGCCGCCCTTATATCCCTTCTTGTTAAGGTTTTCGGCAGATTTGATGTAGTCTAGGAATTCCTTTGAGAAGGAATGAGCAGATTTTACAATGGCTGGAGGAGCATCCATTTCTTTGAGAGTATCCCTCTTTTTCTTCAAAAGTGCAATCACTTTCTGAATCTTTGGTCCGGCGTGTTGAAGCAGGGCTTCAAGACCAAAGTGCAGGGGTTCCGGCCATTTTCCATATTCTACCCAAACGGAGTTTTCATTCTCCCAATTTAATTGTGGGGTGAATTCAAATGGAACTACTACAAGGAAATTGTGATACTTAAAGGTTCCGTCTTGAAAGACGTAAAGTGGATGAATCTTGACAATACCGTCATAGCCCGTTTCTTCTTCTACCTCTCTTGCGACGGCTTCCTTTGGAGTTTCATCGCCATCAATCTTTCCTCCCCACGTTCCCCAAGTACCGGGTTCTTCGGCTTCTTCTCCACGTTGAGCCAACAGGATTCTACCCGTATCTTTGGCGACAAAGATGCATCCGGCAGCTTCATCCCCCCAATACTGATGACCTTCGGGTTCGTCTCCATCAAAAAAATCGTTGTACTTTGGTGACACGGGCATAATGATAAATCCCCGCATAGGCAGGGCACTGGACTTAAATAAATATCGGTTTCTTGAGCTTAACTCCCTGTCTTTCTATATTTATCAATGAAGCGGAATCAACTTTTTATATGGCTACAATTGATCAAGATCGAGTACGTTGGCCCGGCAGTGGCTCGTCAGTTCCCGGAAAAACTCCATTTGGAACGTACGACTCTGATCCTGTCTTTCAAAAAGACTGCCAAAATGCAGCAAAGTGGGCTGCATACCGTCTCGGCTATCCCGTATCCGACGTTGAACTTCTGGATGTAAACTTCTATGCAGCCTTTGAAGAAGCTGTAAACGCTTACAATGCTAAGGTCAATGAGTTCAACATGATTAACAACATGTTTGTTCTCCAAGGTCAACGCATTGATCAAATTGGGAATCTGAACAATCGGGCAATCCTCGGCACGGGTCTTCTTTACCTTACCCAACTTGCTCGTGATTATGGAACTGAGGCCGGAACGGGTGGAACTGTAGATTGGAAAAAGGCACACATCGATCTTACTCCCGGCATTCAGGACTACGACTTGCAAGCGTTGGTTGGAGATGTTTCTGAGAGTTGTGCTCGCATTACCATTCGTAGAATTTTCCATGACCGACCACCGGCATCGGCACGTATCTACGATCCATTTTCTATGACGGGTATGAGCTATTCCAACGTTCTCAGCGAGCTTGGATTTGGAGCATACTCGCCAGCCGTTCAATTTTTGATGACACCAATCTTTGAAGACTTGCTGCGTATGCAAGCAATTGAATTCAATGATTTGGTTCGTAAGAGTCAGTACTCTTTCCAACTCATTAACAACAAGCTTCGTGTTTTTCCTATTCCAACTTGCGGATATAAGCTGTGGCTTGAATACACCAATGATAATGAAGTCTTTGAAAGCGGATCGTTGAGTCCATCTGGTTCACGAGTTGTCTCGGACTTTTCAAATGTTCCATATACAAATCATGCATATGCGGACATTAACGACCCCGGTCGTCAGTGGATTCGTAATTACTTCTTGGCAAACTGCAAAGAAATTCTCGGTGCTATTCGTCAAAAGTATCAGACCGTTCCGATTCCGGGTGGAGAAGTCACGTTGGATGGTGCAGAACTTCGTTCCGAAGCTCAACAAGAAAAACAACTTCTCATTGATACTTTGAAAGAGATGCTTGAAGCCGCTGGTAAGTTTAACCAGATGGAGAAACAAGCACAAATGGCGGAACAACTTCAAGAATCTCTCAAGAGGGTTCCAATGGTAATCTACATAGGCTAACTTATGATCAATCTCAAACAGCTATTAAAAGAAAACACAATTCCAAAGACCAAAGTCTTGGAAGCAGCCGACCACGTACACAACGGACTCCAAAAGGTATTTTCTGCGGGAGACAAAGAAATTTCATATCATAGATGTGAACGTGTTGGATTAGGATATATCAAAAGTATAAGTGAGGCTATGGAAGTTTCGGCCAGAGAAGCTCGCAAAATTGCCAAGATTTATGGCTACCGAGATGATTCTTTTCATCAAAAATTTATCAAGGAAGACAATCATTTTGGCAAGATTGATGCTCAGAGTCCAGAAGGTGCGTTAGCCAAACAGACCTCCGACGAACATCCTCATCACGACGAGACGGACATGTCCAATCAAGAAGAGAATCGTGAGGTGCAAATTGCAAGAGAATTGTTGAAAATTTACCACCGTTATTCAACTGCTCGTGGAGTAGATGATGGGTTGCCAGAAGAAATAGCAAAAGAAGGATTTACTCGTATGCAAGAGTTGGCACAAGAGTTGTTAACAATGCATGGAGCCAAATAACATATGGGACTCAAAGGTCGTTGGTTTAGTGAACGAGACATCAATTTTATAAACTCCGTAAATGGCGAGTTGATGGGTGATATTATTCAGACCGAAGTGACGCTCTTCAAGTTGGTCGCAGATCAGACTACTACCAACATTTATGGTGAGAGCAAGTCTAGCGTCGGTAAGCAATACTATCCCGGCGTTGAAATTACTGCTCTTATTGACCGTGCTCAGATTGTTACTGAAGCCGACGACTTTGGTACTGACCGCAAGCAAAATGTTGCATTCAAATTCCGTGAGAAGATGTTGAAGTTGGTAAACTTCTTCCCTCAAAATGGAGATTTGGTTTTATTCAATGAGCGTTATCATGAAATTGATGACATTGCTCAAGAACAATTTTTGGGCGGGGTGGATGATAAGTCTCACAGCATCATCGTGAATACTCATTATGCACGCCTAAGCAAGATCGACTTGGTTCAACGACAATCCTAAATGATTGCTAAACAAAAAAATTGGAAGAGAAAATGTTCATCCTGTGATGTTGTAAAGGTTAGAACAGACAAGGGGCAACTAGAACTTCTAAACAAATGGAAGTTGTTAGGATTTAGATTTGAACCCAATTATCAAATAAAAGGGGAAGATTTTTTATATTATGTTGATGGATATGATCCGATCCACAATGTAGCCTTGGAATATGATAGTGAATATCATTATAGAAAACCAAGCATAAAAGAAAAAGATGAAATTCGTCAACAGAACATAATCAATGTTCTTAAACCGTCTAAGTTTTGGAGATACAATGCAATGTCAAAAACTTGGAAAAACGTAATGGAGTAATCCGATGCCGTCATGGAAAGGAGATATAACGAATCCAGTTCCGAATGAAATTCGTGAGCCGGATAATCGTTCAGAAAAGGTTATCGCCGATAACCGTGCTCAACACGTACGTCGTGATAAGGACAACCAAAAGAACTTCACCATCAGTTTGTATGATATTGATGAAGCTATTTTGGACCATCTCAACAACAATCTTCAACTTCAAGTAGAAGATCAAGGTCAAAAAATCAAAGTCCCATCTTTCTTCGGCTCGCCCGAACAGTGGACTTCTGCACAGCGAGATGGATACATTCGTGACAAGCAAGGAAAGCTTATTCTTCCCGCTGTGGTGTTGAAAAGGACAACTTCGGAAAACGATCAGTCCTTGCAATTTTTCAATCGCTATCTTCAGACGCCAGCTATCAAACTGTATTCGGAAAAGAACAAGTACACTCAGTTTAACATATTGGCAGGAAGAAACGCCCCGGTTCATGAAGTGTACAATATCATTGTGCCTAGCCATATGGTTTTGACATATCACTTCATTCTGTGGACGGAGTATGTTGAACAAATGAATGACTTGGTTCTCAGATTTCAATTTAACACCAAAGACTATTGGGGAAGCAAAAAGGGATTTCGCTTTCGTACTCGCATTGAATCTTTTGGGCATACAGTAGAAGTCCGAAGCGGGGAAGACCGTGTTGTCAAGACTGAATTTGATTTGACCACTCATGGATATGTGCTACCAGATTCCATCGTTAAGCTGGATGGAGAGCACATGACTGCAGAAAAGTTTTTTACTCCCAAGAAGATTATCATGGGGGCTGAAGTTGTCGGAACCGCCGCCAACTTAGCAGAATTGGACAAGAACAGAGAAAAATGGAGGAACCCAAACTATCCAAATTTGCAAAAGGATGTGGAGATTCCAACTCCACCCATTGTGGTGTCAAACACCGTAATGCAAGACCCAAAGGATAATAGCGACTTTCAAATATGAGTTTAGTGCTATTTATAGTGTAACTTATGCCATCATTTCCGACGCAAACATTAACGGGTAAGTACATCTCTCAGAGCTATCAGAGAGTAATGCAGGTCTATGCTCCAACAGGTTCTACTTATTATATGCTGGATGGAACCGGAAGTGTTATCTTCTCGTTCCCATCTTCTTCATACGGAGGTTCAATCGGGTCTGACAATAGTGCCTCTTTGATTTTTGGGGGGTAATGCATTTGGTGCTCCTACAGCAAACATTGGTAACACCGATAATAACAACTTTGCTATTATTGTCAATAATACCCAAGTCGTATTTGTAACTACGGCAAGTACGGTTGGTATTGGCACTGATGCTCCTGCTCAAACATTTCATGTTGTTGGGTCAACCAGAATTGAAGAAAAGCTGGAAAATGGAAGTGGTGTAGAAGCTACTGGAGATTTCTCTCATGCCGAAGGAGTCAATACGGAAGCATCTGGAGAAGCTTCCCATGCCGAGGGACAAAACACAGAAGCCATTGGAGATAGTTCTCATGCAGAGGGTAATGGAAGTGAGGCATCGGATGACTATGCCCATGCAGAAGGTGAATTTACCTTTGCAACAGGACGGGCATCTCACTCCGAAGGTGATGAAAGCGAAGCGTCAGGAACATACGCTCATGCGGAAGGTGAAAGTACCGAAGCCGTAGGAGAAGCGTCTCACGCAGAGGGAAATAGCACAACTTCTACCGCAGACTATTCCCACGCCGAAGGAACTGACACAGAAACATTGGGAGATTTTTCCCATTCCGAGGGAGATTCTACCGTTGCCGAAGGACAAAGTTCTCATGCAGAAGGTTTAGGAACCATCGCAAGTGGAGATTATCAACATGTCAGTGGACGATACAATGTTGGTGGAAACACAACGGCATTAGCCATTATTGGAAATGGTACGGATGATTCTAATAGATCAAACCTTGTTGAATTTTATTCCGATTCCATTTTGGTTAATCAATCATTGATTATTACAGAAAGTTTAGACGTTTCTGGAAGTGTGAATTTTCAGGATGATTTTCAACTCAGAATTAGTCAAAGTCTTTTTGTTATACAAAATGTAGTTGGTGGTGGAACTGTAGAAATAACTCCCGAAGGAGAGATTCGTGCCGATGCCATTAGCAGTCCAAACATAACTGCCGTAAACATGTCGCCCAACTATCTGGCAGCAACAGACCTTAATGGAGTGCTTGTCGATGCGTCCCCGTCGTTTGTATATGCAGTGACCGCAAGTAACTCTGTTTCGTCTTCCTATTCTGGAACTGCAAGTATATTATTGGGGTCGGTGACATCGGCGTCTTACGCAGGTACAGCAAGTGTTTTGCTTGGTTCTGTTATATCTTCCTCCTACGCAGGAACGGCAAGCGTTGTGCTTGGTGCAATAACATCGGCTTCTTACGCATTGTCTGCTTCTCATGCAGATACCGCAGACAACGTGTTCGTTCAAGGTGGAAACGCATTTTCCCAAACTGGAAGTTTAGGAACTACTGATGAAAATAACCTAAATATCATTTCAAATAGAACCGCAACATTGATTATTAGCGGTTCTTCCAGCGGAAGTCTTGGTACTGGTTCTGTTGGTATTAACGTTGCTCCACAATCGGCTATTGATTTAGCAGTTGGAGGACTTGGAAGAATTGGTTTGATGACCGCTTCTCCAAGAATTGTGACCCAACAGGATACCGCAAGCGTACTGAAAATTTCTGGTGGTCCGGGGTTGACAAATGGTGCAAGAATAGAATTAAGTGGTGATGGAGCGGTCCTTGCTATTGGCACCTTGGCGGCGAGTGGCTCGCTTTACATGACAACCAAAAACACAGGTTGTTATGTGTTTCAACACGCCCCATTAACCGGAAGTATTGCTGGAGCCGTTACTCGTGTTATCATTCGTGAATCGGGATTGGTCGGTATCGGAGGTCATGTAAATCCAACCGCATCAGTGGACATCATGGGAACGGTATCGCATTCCTTGTTACAATGCCGTTCAACAGATAGTGCAAGTGTTCTTTATGTCTCTGGTTCTGGAAGAATAGGTATTGGAACATCCACGCCACAGGCAACGCTTGATGTTGTGGGTAACATTTCTGCTTCCCAAGGAATAACTTCTTCTTTCATAGGTACAAACAACAATACCAATTTCGTATTAGTATCCAATACTTCACAGTCATTGTATGTAAATACAAACGGAAGAATAAGTATTGGAACTGCATCGGCAGAAAGAACTCTTCATGTTGTTGGAAATGGAATCATATCCGAACGAGCAGGATCACCCCAATTGGTTCTGAGAAGGACAAGTCCACTGTTAGATTGGCAATTCAGCGTTGGTTCTACTTCGTTCCAGTTTTCAAACATATCGGCGAGCATAACAACATCTCCCATTACAATTGAAACCCAAGCTCCTGACAATTCCCTATTCATTCGTTCTGATGGTTCGGTAGGCATGGGAACTAGCCAACCACAAACAACATTACATGTAAGTGGAACAATCAGTTCAAGTGTCTATACTGGAAAGGTTGTTGGAACTCTTACTACACTTACCGCTGCGACTACTATGAGCATTGATTTTAATGCATCAATGTTCCACAGTGCAAGTCTTAGTTCAAGTGTATATTTGACCGGAAGTAACCCCGGCGTGGGAAAGATGGCAAGTTTGAAAATCTCTGCAAGTGCGGGAATCAATGTTTATTATCCGCCATCTTGGATATGGCTTGGAACTGCTCCTACGTTCATTAGTTCAAGTAAGACAGCAGTGATTTCGCTAACATGTTACGGAAACACTGATGGAGATTTTATCGGAGCTTACGCTACTCAGTTGTAATATGTTTACTCAAACAGTTTTTGACTTAGCCTATCTATCCCAAGTTTCCCGTCAAGTCTCGTCGGGTGGTGGTGGGGAGGCTCTCCATCACAAGCCAACATGATTTTGTGGTATGCCGCAGATATGGAAACAGCATACTCAAGCAGTCAATTGGTTACAACATTAACCGACCAAAGCGGACATAACAATTCGGCATCCATTGATACAGGTGCTACATCTGTAACATACGCAACCAATACACTTAATGGAAAGCCGGTATTTTATTTCACAGAATCGGGAGGAAGTGCTGGATATTTTCATATCAAAGATTTTGGACACGTAACATCATCTTTGACACAATCCGCCGAATACATTATAGTGTTTCGTTCATCGACCGATCCCCTCCAATCTTTAACGAATCTCGGTCCAGTTATGTTGGCAAGTGCAAGCAACCAAGGCACGCCAGCTTTGCCATACATTGATGGAAATATGTATGAATTGTTTGCAACCACCGATAACAATAGAATAGCTGCAAAACCAACAAACTTGTCATCCTCATTTCGTATTTTCAATGTAGTTACTACTACATCTTCCTTTGAAATGCGTTACGATGGAAGAACAATCTACTATGACTCGTCAAGTACTCCTAACACATTTGGGTTATCTGCCCCATATAATTTAGGAAAAACGTTGAATGTAAATGGTACTCCGTGGCAAGGTATGATTGCCGAATTCATGGTTCATGCTCCTGCATTGGAAAATATGCAGAGAGACCAGACATATTCTTATTTGAATGGGAAGTATGCCTTGGTTGCAAATTATACAAGTTCCACAAACATAAACCCATCATCTTCCTTTTCTGATAATCTAGCAGTATGGTTGACCGTGGATAGTTTGGCAAATTTGTCCGATGGAAGTCCGGTGGGAGTTTGGTCGGCGTCTTTTGGAACCAATCATTTTTCAAGCAGCGGAACTACGTCTCCGCTTTATAAAGCAAATATGGTCAACGGTCGTTATGGCGTAGCATTCAACACTAGCACATATTTGACGGCATCTACGAGAATGACCTTTTTGCAAAGTACTCCCCTTACTGTAGTAGCGGTTGTTCAAGCACATGCTGATAGTGTTATTGTTTCCCATGATGGATCGACTCAAAATTTTCAACTTCGTGTAAGGCGTGGAAATACCAATACAAACGGAATGTTTTGTAATGCTGCTCCAGAAGTCACTATGGGTGCGGCTCATAGAGATGTAGGAGATTTTCAAACGGTTGCGTGGAAACGTGGGCTGAGTGGAAGCAATGTCAATACAATTCGTTCGATGCCAAATGACATCAGTGGTCTTACTTCGGTCGCCCAACTTCAATGTTTATCGTCTCGACTTGGAGGAACAGATGCACATGGACTTCCATTAACAGGCAGTATTTGTGAATTTATAGTGTGGAATCGAATGCTTGAAGATTGGGAACTCTATGAGCTTTGGAGCCACTACATCTATCCGAAGTACAATTTGTGACCTTTAATTTATAAAGGTCTCTTCTAAAAGCCCCAAATGTCTCATATTTATCTCTGAGACCATATGGCATTTTCCGATACACCAAATAGGCTGGAAGCGGTTTTTATCCAGCGAGATACGACCAATGTCCGATATGACCAGATAAACATTTCTGGTTCGGACTTGATTATTTATTTGGATGGGACTGGCTCGATCAACGCCGATAAAATTGGAACTTGGGCAGCAAAGTACAATATCGGTATGGGCGGCTCAGGAAGTTCGGCGAGTGCTTCGTGGGCTACAAACTCAATCCATGCCATAAGTGCAGGATTTGCTACAAGCTCTAGGTCTGCATCATGGGCGTCTCAATCTCTGAGTGCATCGTATGCATTGACTGCATCACATGCAATCGTAGCCATCTCCGCATCCTACTTTTCCGGGTCTCAAATAACCGCATCGTCAATTCTTGTTGAGTTGATTCTTCCTCTCAGCAGTTCGATTGGAAACCCCACGATGTCATTTTCAACCGGATACATTACCAAGCTTTTTGGTACTGCTTCCGAAGCGACCCGATCATTCAGTGCATCTCTGGCTCAATATGCTCTCAACTCGGTTTCAGCGTCGTGGGCATCTTCTTCTTTTAGCAGTTCATATACACTTTCTGCATCTCATTCGGATCAATCCGAAACTGCCAGTTACATAACATCCAGTGCAATTGTCGGAACGGTCTCGTCGGCAAGTTATGCATTAACGGCTTCCTTTGCAATGAACGGAGGAAGTGGAGGAGGATCATCTTCCGTTGCATATTCGGCGAGTGCAGGAATGTTAGCCCTTGATGATACTCTTTGGGGCAAGGTTCCATATTTTGTTTCGGCAAGCGGACACATGTCTGCATCTCAAATTAGTTCTACCGCAGGCGGAACCATTGGGGTTTATGCCTCTACTCTTGGAACTCCCCCACTTGAAAGAATTCTCTACATAGGTCGTGATGGAAATGCAAACACTTGGGCGGCTCTTGGCTTCTATAATGATGCCGGTGGAACAAATGCCAAGTACTGGCTAAATTATGCGGATAACGCAAATGCCTTGGAATACTCTGCGGTCAGCGATGACTTTACAATCGTAAGTCCGTGGCTAACGGTCAACCGTTCTGGCTCTGCTATCAGCCAAATTCTATTTCAATTTGATACGAGCATCAAGGGTAATTTACTTCCATCTACGAATCTTACTCGTTCTCTTGGAACGGCGTCTTTACAATGGAGAAATGCTTGGATTCAAAACATATTCGGAACGGCGAGTTTCGCCACGACAGCATTTACAGCAAGTAGCATCAGTTTCAAACCTGTAAACGTAATAAGTGCTTCGTGGGCATCATCAAGCATCAGTGCTTCCTATGCTCCATCTGCTCCATCGGTTAGTGCATCGTATGCGGAAACTGCTTCCTATGCTTTTTCTGCGGCTACCGCAAGTTTCTTGTTGGGTTCGGTTGAGAGTGCGTCCTTTGCACTTTCGGCAAGTTATGCCAGAACTTCCTCGGTAGCAATTACCTCTATAAGTGCTACAACCGCAACCACAGCAAGCCATGCACTCACGGCTCTTACTGCAAATACAGCAACGTCTGCATCATTTGCTACTACGGCAAGTTTTGTTACTGGAAGCAATGTTGGGGGAACAGTATCATCTGCAAGTTATGCTTTTAGTGCATCTTATGCACCGGGCAACCCTGCCATTAGCTCAAGCTTTGCAACAAGTTCTTCATATTCTCAAACTGCAAGTTTCTTGTTAGGGTCAATTGAAAGTGCTTCATACGCACTTTCGGCGTCATATGCACTTTTGGCTCTCAGTTCTTCGTACGCCACAAGCGTAACAAGTGCATCATATGCAGGAACCGCAAGTGTGTTGATTGGGTCTATTGATAGTGCAACATACGCATTGTCTGCATCATTTGCTTCTCGTTCACTTTCATCTTCGTGGGCAGTTACCGCATCGTATCCGTGGTCAACATCATTCCAAGGAAATCCGTATCATAATGTGATGCCGGTGGGTATTGGAACTACAACCCCAACATCTTCACGGCTGAGTATTCTTGAAACCACCGCCAACCACGTTTCTTTTTCGGTGGTGAATATCCACGGCACTCGTACGGATGCGAATACGATGTCGTTGGAAATTAGAAACCTATCAACTGCGGATGCTAATGCGGCGGCGGGTATCCGAATTGGTTTGGGATTGGGCAATGAAGGTGGAACTATTTCGGTAAATCGTACTGCGACTCCATCATTCGGTATCGTAAAGGGATTGAACATCAGCACCAATGCTGCTGATTCAGATATTGGTATTCGTACTGGTGCGGCTTTGAGCGGTTCTGTAGCAGGAACCAACTTGCTTATTAAGTCTGACGGTACTATTGGTATGGGTGTTGCTACAACCGCCAATGCCCGTCTCCATCTTGGAGGAACAGACCTTGCGTTTTACAATGCAACCTTGAGAATGACGAATGGTGCGGCGGGTGGTGCAGACGTATTCTTTGCCGCAACCGACGATTCTTGGGGCGGTAACGTGACGGGAAAATTGTTGATTGGTTCGGGTAATCCGGGAGCGGGAACCCAAATCATGCAGTTGTATCCGCCAAGTTCCAGTGTTGGTATAGGAATTGCAAGCAACGTTACTCCACAAGCTAAGTTACACGTTCAAGGAAATATCAGTGCGAGTAGTGTAACGGCGTCACTCTACGGAACAGCTTCTTGGGCATTGAATGCTTTCACGGCATCATTTGTGGCTTCGGCTTCATATGCACAAACCGCCAGTGTTGTTCTAGGATCAATTACAAGTGCATCATATGCTTTGTCGGCTTCGTATTCAATTACAGCCTCGGATGCCCTTCATGCACTTACTGCGTCGTTTTCTATTTCATCTTCTGTGGCGGAAACTTCGTCGTATGCTTATAATGCAATATCAGCATCCTACGCTCCCTCGGCTCCATCAATTAGTGCATCATATGCATTGACCGCATCATTCGCTTTGAACGCTGGAGGAAGTGCTGTAAGCTCACGAGCAATGGTGCTCTGTGCAGGATTTACTCCATTTTTGACAGGAGCAGATGTGGCAGAAATTCCGGTTCCATATTCGGCAGACGGAATAACTCCACTCTCTTGGTCGGTTAACCGATTGAATCTACGTGTTCAACTATCAGCAAGTGCCACTACTGCTTCGGTGACGATTCACAAATCTTCATCTACAGGCTCGTTTGTTATTGAATCCGTCCTCGGAAACATGACCCTAAATTCACAGTCATACCAAACATTCACTGGTTCACTTCAAAGTGTGGTTAGTGGTGATAAAGTCAGGTTTTTTGTCAATGACATAGGGCTTTCTCAGTATTGGACAATCACAGCGGAAATCTCAAGCTTATAAAAAAGAAAATCGAGTTACCGTTGAATATGTAATGTTATGCCAGTTTCTCAACTAAAAGTTTTCAGTTCAAACGACCTAAACGCACCCCAATTGACGGGATTAACGGGGTCTTTGGTCAATTTATTGGATTCTGTTTTGGTCAATGGCTACGGAACCAAAGGCTCTTTAGGATGGACAAAACCACTGGCAAATGATTCCTTGACAAGTAGTCTTGGATGTTGGCAACAACCATCAGGTTCAAGAATGATTCTCTACGTGAATGATGCTGCTCCAACGGGAAGTATTATTGGAGGAACACGGGAAGCATGGGCATGTGGCTACGAAAAAATCATAGGATTGACAGGTAGTGTGTTCCCAACAACTGGTACAGGAGTTGGAGCATTTCCACAGTCCGGCAACATTTATGTTTCAATTGCTAATGGAACTACACCATCTTCTTCTGTGTGGTGGAGAAAAAGTACAACGAATGATGCAATACCTAGAAACTGGGTTTTGTTTGGGGATGCACATACCTTTTACTTATTTGTTCAAGCGGGAGATACTATAGGAGTTTATTACACCTATTGGTTTGGTGATTTGTTTTCTCTTAAAAATGCAAATGATGATTACAAATGTATTATCAAAGGTAGAATGGCTAATCAAAACAATGCTAGTTCATATAGGTTTGATGCAGGCGATCTTCTAATGAGACCTACATCGACTTCTTGGTTACATTTCTTCGCCGCACGCTCGGTTGGTGGAAAAGGATTGAATGTTGCATTGAATGTGATTGGGGATTTGGGCAGAAACACTGCTCAGAGTCTTGCTACTCCCGCAGGTGGTGGAGAAACCGCCTGTGAAATGTCGGGAATAATTCCATTCCCAAACCCTGTTGATGGAGCAATACATCTGACTCCATTGTTCGTTACCGAACAAATTACCGGAGCCATTCGAGGAAGATTGCGAGGACTATATCATACTAATCACTTGGGGCAATACTTTACCGATGGTCAACAATTTTCAGGAGCCAATGAATATGCCGGAAAGATTTTTCAAGTGGTAAAAACAGGTCCGGCTACATTCGTCAACTCTTCTGTGTGGGTGGTAGAAATAAGTCCAACCGTAGAAACAAACAATGGCTAATTCAAAACTAAGGATATTCAGTTCATCTGATCCGGGAGCACCCTCGTTGCAGGGACAGTCTGGTTCTTTGGTCAATTTATTGGATGCTGTGCTTGTTAACGGATATTTGAACAAACCTCCTCTTGGATGGACAAAGCCATTGGCAAATGATTCCTTGACAGGAAGTTTGGGTTGTTGGCAACAACCATCAGGTTCAAGAATGATTCTCTACGTGAATGATGCTGCTCCAACGGGAAGTATTATTGGAGGAACACGGGAAGCATGGGCATGTGGCT